GAAACTAGGAGGATAATAATATGGCAAATACTACATTTTCGGGACCGGTACGATCAGAAGCCGGATACCAGCATGTAACAAAAAATGCAACAACAGGTGCATTTACAACTAACTATCTAAACGTTAAATTTGATTTCGTTGGAATGACTCACGCTGCAGTTTCTGCAGGTGCAGGAGTTGCTTTACCAGCAGATCAGGTTAGCACGGTAAACTACACAGGCGCAGGAGCTTGTTCAATGGTTTTACCAGCAGCTACACCAGGAACAAGAGTAGCTTACGTTCAAAGCGTAGACACTACTGGTGGAACATCTACATTAACTTTTGATGCATTGACAACTGATGCATGGGTTACTGGTAGTTTAATTGAAACTAGAGCAGCTGATGCTGTTTCTTTTGATACATCAACAGCAGGCGAAGGTCAGTTAGTTTTCACTGCAGCTAATGCAACTACAAACTTTTTTACAATAGGAAGTATTTTATATTTTTCTTGTACAACAAAAGGTTTATGGCACATTGGCCTTGACTCAGCTAAAGATCCTTTAGCGGTTAAAGGTGCGTTTGCATTTGCAGCGTAATAAATAATTAACTCGGGGCGCCTGGTAATGCAGGCGTCCTTTAAAAGGAGGACAAAAAATGGCAGACACAGTATTAAATACAAAAGTATTTGACGGAGCAAAAAAACTAATCACACACTTTAATGTGGTTTCAGATGGAACAGGTAGCACAACTAAAATAGTTACTGTTTCAGGATTAATAACAAACAATGGTAAAACTTGCAAAACTGTAAGACTTAACAAAGTTAGTTGTAATGTTTCAGTAACAGCACCAGCCGATGCTTTAAGAATGGAATGGGATAACTCTGGAACTAATATTATTTTTCAAACATTAAATGGTGAAATGGAATATGACTATTCTTCATTTGGTGGATTAAAAAACACTGAAGCTGCAAACTTTACAGGTGATGTTAATATAACATTACCAGCTTGTACTTCAGGTGATAGCGGAACAGTGGTTTGTGAATGGATTAAAGTTTACGAATCGTAGGAGTTTAAATGGCTAATACTACTTCGGGAACAGCAACGTTCGATAAAACTTTTTCTATTGATGAAATAGTAGAAGAAGCTTTTGAGAGATTAGGTATTCAAAACGTAACTGGTTATCAATTAAAAACTTCAAGAAGATCTTTAAACATAATGCTTCAAGAGTGGGGCAATAGAGGTATTCACTATTGGGAAATAGATGAATTAGATTTAGATTTAATTGAAGGTCAAGCAGAATACAAATTTTTTAGATCATCTGGTGATGGTACAAGTGCTGTTTCTAATCCAAATGGTGTGTATGGTATATCAGATGTTTTAGAAGCACAGTTAAGATCTAACAGAACTGCAACAGATCAATCAGATTCACCAATGACAAAAGTAGATAGATCTACTTATGCAGGTTTTTCTAACAAACTTTCTAAAGGTACACCTAATCAATATTGGGTTCAAAGGTTTATAGATCATGTAAGTATTAGTGTTTATCCTACACCAGATTCTACAAATGCATCTAAAGATATGCATTTTTATTATATAAAAAGAATAGAAGATGTTGGAGCATATACAAATGCAACTGATATGCCTTTTAGATTTATACCGTGTATGGTTTCAGGATTAGCTTATTACTTATCTATGAAGTATGCACCACAACTTATGCAGAGTATGAAATTAATTTATGAAGATGAATTTCAAAGAGCATTACAAGAAGATGGTTCAGCTTCTAGTACATATATTACACCTAAAGCTTACTACCCAGGGTCATAATGGCAAAATACGCAACAGGTAAATATGCAAAAGCAATATCTGATAGATCAGGTATGGAGTTTCCATACAAAGAAATGGTTAGAGAATGGAATGGATCTTTTGTTCATGTATCAGAGTTTGAACCGAAACAACCACAATTAGAACCTAAACCTATGAATGGTGATTCAATATCTTTACGTCATGTTAGACCTGATAGAACAGAAACATCAGTTCCTAATCTTTTGCCTTCAAATTCTTTTACTATTACTAATGGATCAACAACTGTATCAGTAAACGAACCAAATCACGGTAGATCAACATCAGATACAGTTAGATTTAGAGATGCTTCTAATGTTGCAAATTTACCAGCAGCAACAATAAATACATCAGTGGGGTATACAATTACCAAAGTTGATGATAATAATTATACTTTTAATTCTGGAGTTACAGCTTCAGTAACATTAGAAGGAGGAGGTGACATAGCTTCAGCAGGGCCAGTCACAGTAAACGCATGATAAAAAAATTAATTAGTAAATTATTTGGAATTAAACAATGTGCTTGTCCTGAAGACGAACCTTTAGTTTTACAAGAAAAAGCGCCAGTTAGAAAACCAGAACATTGTGATGGACATTTAAGATTTAGAAAAAATTGTAATGCATGTAAGGAGGCTATAGCATAATGGCTTACACTTTAGCAAACTTAGAAACAGATATTAAAAATTTTACAGAAGTAGATGACACTGTTTTATCTACATCCGTTTTAAACACTATAATTAAAAATGCAGAAAACAGAATATATAGAGATGCAGATAGTGATGATAACAGATTTTATGCTACATCTACTTTAGTTACTGGTAACAGATACGTTACTATACCAACAGATTTAAGAAGCATAAGATATGTTCAGTTAAAAGATACAAACGTTACACCTAACGTGCAAACTTTTTTAGATAAAAAAGACGCTAGTTATATGGCAACTTATTATGATACTCCTTCAACTCAATCAGGAATTCCTAAATACTATGCTAATTGGGACGCTGATTTTTGGGTTGTGGCACCCACACCAAATGCAAACTACGAAATAACTTTGGCATATGTTAAACAGCCTATTAGTATAACTGATACTACACAGCCAACAGGTGCTCCAGCATCCACAAATGGCACATTTACTTCTAATAAATATCAAGATTTACTTTTATATGCTTGTTTGGTAGAAGCATATGGATACTTGAAAGGTCCTGCAGATATGTTACAATACTACGAAGGATCTTATAGAAGAGCTTTACAATCGTACGCGACTGAACAAATGGGTCGTAGACGTCGAGACGAATATCAAGATGGTGTTATTCGTACTCCTTTGCAATCACCATCACCATAATAAATAAGGAGATAATAAATGTCAAACGTAATACCAAATGCATTTAAAGGTGAACTACTTTCTGGCACGCATAATTTTGCAAGCGGTGGAAACAGTTTTAAATTAGCTTTGTATACTGGATCTATAGCCTCCACTTACTCGACATCTAGCACAACTTATCAAACTAACAATGAAGTTAGTTCTGCAGGTAGCACTAACTACACAACTACTGGTTTGGTTTTACAAAATCAATCAGTTACAACAGGAGCTACATCTTTTGTTGATTTTGATGATTTAACGTTTTCAAGCGCAAGTTTCAGTGCTACATACGGTGCAATATATAATGACACTAACAGTGATAAGTTATGTGTTGTATTAGATTTTGGTGGAAGTAAGACTGCTACAAACGGAGATTTTAAAATAGTATTCCCACCAACAGGAACACCAGGAAATGCGATTATTAGTATAACATCGTAATAGGAATATAATATGGCGTTTAAATTAAACGATAGGGTAAAAGAATCCAGTGCAACCACTGGAACAGGTACGTTTACACTAGGTGGAGCAGTTTCAGGTTTTGAAACTTTTTCTGCTGGTATCGGTGGAAGCAACACTACTTATTACTGTATCTTTGAAACAGGAACAAATAATTTTGAAGTTGGTCTTGGAACTTTAAACTCAGGAGCAAGCACACTTGCTAGAACTTATGTTATCTCCAGTTCTAATAGTGATGCAAAAGTAAACTTTGCAGGTGCAACAGAAGTATTCTGTACTGTACCAGGTGCAAAGATAGGTTTACCAAATCCAGAGGAATATGGTTCATCATCAGCACCAAAAGTTATTACAGTTACAGTTGCAGATAAATCAGGTAATCACCCATATGAAAGTGCGGGTGGAGCATCTACTTTAGCTTACTATTTAGATGGATTAGAATCTCCTGCATTAAGATTGTCAGGAACAGATACGTCTTATAAATATTACTATAGGTTTGATCAATCGGATTCTACTAACTCAAGTCACCCACTAAGATTTTATTTAGAAGCAGATAAATCTACAGCTTACACAACAGGTGTAACTACAAATGGTACCCCAGGTAGTTCTGGAGCATACACACAAATAGCTGTCGATTCAGAAACACCAAATATCTTATACTATCAATGTTCATCTCACGCTTACATGGGTAACCATGTTACAAGTATTGGTAACAAAGTAAATTCAAACTTATCTACTTTAGGAGATATAACTGTAGGCACATTACTTAAAATGCCTGACAATACATCTGCTAAAATATTAGTTGCAGATGGTACAAGCTATCAAGAATCAGCAGTGTCTGGTGATGCAACAATAGCATCAGGCGGAGCTTTAACAATTGCTAATAGTGCAATTAGCACAGCAAAAATTGCAGATGATGCTGTTACTGCAGATAAATTAGCAAACACAGCTGTTTCAGCAGGAAGTTATACTACAGCAGATATAACAGTTGATGCACAAGGTAGAGTTACATCAGCATCTTCAGGCACAGCAGGAATAACAGCAGGATTTGCGGTTGCAATGGCAATCGCCTTATAGTAAAGGAGTAATATGGCACAAGATTTTGAAAGATACGGGGACCAGGATGTAGGAACATCAGCAGCTACTATTCACACTAGTAATTCTGATGACGCGATTATCTCCGTTCGTTTAGCAAACACAACAACATCAACAATAAGCGCTAGTGTGTTTATTACATCATCAGTAACAGGTGGTTCTCA